AAAATTGCGTCATGCGCTGCTTTGCATAAAACAGAAACCCAGAGGTCATGCTCTGCTGTTCCACTTTCATTTACTTCACTTGTGAATTTCTGGGCGTATATCCCTTTCATCATTCCTTTCATCATTGGTCTTATTTCCCCACTTAATAATTCTGTCTGAATTCGTTGCGTTGATTTTTATTTTAACACCGAATCTTTTCCATGACTTGGCCATACTATTAAGTTCTAAAATCAAGGTAGACCATTGCCTTTGGTTAATATCATTCGTGGTTAATGTTATCTTTCTATTCATTCGGGAATGAGTGTAAGAAATTATAGGATAAATGTCAAGAAGTATTATCCACCCCAATCAAAAGTATCATCATGAACGACGCAATTTGATTCCGGAAATTGAGGTTTAGGGTGTGTCATGGTTTTACTATATTTACAACCTGGAGTGGGTGCAAGAAAAATGTTGATATTGCTTGTAAATACGTAAAATTTTTGTAAACTAAATCTGTAAATCTGTAAATTTTGTCAATGCCCCTGGCCAATGTAGGGCTTGAAGCTGCGCTTCTGGGATTTATTCATATCTTTCTTGTGACGGCCTGGTCTCTTTTTTTTAGTTTGCTTGTGGTAGAGATTAACTCCCCATTTAGGTGCTTTAGCCATTATCCTCTGGTAGATCTGAAACTTCAGAGAAGACTGGAAGTTTGTTACCGATTGGTCCCATCGGAATATACTTAATTACTCCATTAACCTTCTGTTCAGTGTCCCCTCCGCAATGCATACATCTAAAAACATTTTTATAGATGGATACAAAAATAGTAGGAGAGTCACATATTGGACACAATCCGTTTGTCACTTCTGCCCGTACCTTAAAGCCCTTTCCAAAAATGTCTTTTCCAAACTTGGTCATCTGTTTTTCTATTGTATTTAGTTTTATCTTTTACTACCTGAGGTGTAAAGAACTTTAAAGCTTTAGCAATTGGATTCTTTCTTCTATTCTTTTTGAGGAAAAATGCGTATGATTTCTTATTCAAGGATTATTTTTTTAATACTTTTTTCACCCATATAAATCTCTGTCTCAGCCTTAGCCTTGATGCATTTATAAGATACAGTTTCACTGTACTGTCTCTCCGCTTCACGACGGCCTTTCAAACAAACCCCCATTGAGGGTTGAATACGGTGTTCTTTAATCTCTCCGTTTACAAACATTAATAATGCAAAAACTGTCTCGATCATATCTATTTCTCACACTCGCAGGGTGAGCAGTCACATTCCCCACTATATTGACTCGGAGGTCCGCCCCATGTTGAATGTTTTTCAAGTTCACAATGGCATGGACAACCACATTTGGTACAAATAATTTCTGGATTCATTTATTCCTTACTCCCATTAGAAAAATCTCTTTGTTTATCCTTAAGTTTTTCTACATCTGTTTGTAGTTTTTTTACTTGTTCATCTAAAAATTTTATCATAACTTCATTATGGATTCCAGCTTCTTGTTGTAATTGCAGCTTCTCCACCTGCTTATAAAGTTCCTCGATCAACATAAATTGCTCTGAATCAGCGGGGTAAGGATCCGAGAGTACCACGAGGCCATCCAATACGGAAAGCTGTGTTCTCTACGAGATCCTTCTCCATTAGTTCTAAACGCGTTAGTGATTTGTTTTGAGTTTCAATTATGCCGAAATAAGCCCAGGTCCCGATCGCTACCAGCACGATGAGGCTGGCTACGGTCTTCATAGGCATTTGAACTGCTGCTTCTTCTGAAATTTTGAGTGCCATTAGTTATAACTATATCCTGTTGAGGGTTGATTATCTAAAACTTCAAATAATTTTTTATGTTGGTCCATAATTTCTTTATCTGAATCCATCATCTTATCTACTTGATCTTCTAGTTTTAAAACTTGTGCTTGAAGTGTATGTACTTTATCTTCGTGTACTGCTTGGATAGTTGACAGTTCAAAAGTTCTAGATAGACTCCAGCCGGCTAACGCCAACAAGATTCCCACCAATAATGTCATTAATTTTTCAATCATTGTGTTTTGTACTTCCCCAAATAATCTTATACTTTATTTTTCCGCCGTCGTCACCTGTTGTATGGTCTGTGGGTTCTGTGAGTTCTAATGAGTGTCTAGCCCCATTTTCACATCCAACTAAAAGTAAAGCCACCAAGGCTAGGCCAATTATCAAAGCCTGTATTCCTTTTTCAGTTGTTTGAATTCTTTTTCTTGCGTTTCTTCTTCTTCTTAAAAGTTTTAAAGTCCGATACTTCATCTTCAATCCCCGATACTTTTTCTTTAACCAAGACCATATCTTGAGAAAGAGAAAACGTTCGGCTAAGTGTCCAACCACCCAACGCAATGAGAACAGCAAGAAGTGCAGTAATAATTTTATCATTCATATTAATTACAATTCTCTTTGCTTAGGTCTATTGGGACTTCCTTGGTAAACCAAATCCAAGATGATAGTTTAGTTCCTTCCTGCGTGTAAGTACATCTAGGTCCTACTGCAACACAAGAAGTAAATGCAAGTAGGGACAGTATTAAAAATATTTTTTTTATTATTGACATGATTCACATTCTCCTGTGTCATCTATTACCACACCTTCAGGTTCTCTACAATCGCAGCTAGTACATTCCTTTTCACTACCTGCTTGCGTGCAGTGACACATTTTATTACATTTTTTACAAAATCGTTCAGTCATTTTTTTTCTCAATGTTATAGAAGTACCTATCGGTATCTTCTGTTTTCCATTTACGTGTATCCTCTACGTTCCATTCTGAAGTTTGTACTTTCCAGTCTGGAACTTCATCTTTAACAGTAAAAGATGGAATACTCCATATAATTCTATTGTTTGGTTGTGCTGCATAATTACCATCATTTAAAGCCATGATGTGGGCGCACTTATGTTCGTGCGGTATCTCGGAATGATCTGTGTCGACTATATTACTCTCTGGATGTGCCCAGTCAACTGTAAAAAGATATGCACCTGGATGGGTTTTCTTATCTTTTCCAAAAAATTTTCCGGATTGTCCGTCTAGGATATCAAAAGAAGTAACACTAGGATAGTAACTAAAACAATTCCAAAGCTCCAGCTCGTCAAGTCGCATCCTAGGAACTTCTTTGACATCAAATCCTCTTTGAATGAAGGCTGAAATAGGGAGGCGATAGAACACAGCACCGTTCTCCATAATAGCATGAAAGAGGACAGGACGTCCTGTAATCGATGCCAGGCCAAATATAATGCAGTCTTCAACTTCTCCATAGTGATCTTTAAGATCATAGAGATACTCTCTCCTGATCTGTGAATAGAGCACAGGAATGTTCGCGTTGAGATAGGCCATGCATAAATTAGTTTAGTAAAGCAATTATTGCAATAACGGCTACAACTATAATAACAGATTTCTGTTTATTAGCTTTAGCCCATGTTATTACTTTGTTTATATGGTCCATAGTTTCCTCCTGGTTAATCATATATATCACCCCAATTAGACCCAAACTCATAGTCTACTTTGTTGGGAACTTCAAGTGTAACAGCATTCTCCATAATCTCAACAATTTTTTGGGCTTGTTTTTCGCTTTCAATTGATAAATCAAGCTCATCGTGAATTTGAATATGAGATATAATTCCTTCTTTATATAACTCTAACATAGATTTTTTTGTCATGTCAGCAGCTGATCCTTGAATTAGTTTGTTTAAAGATTTATATGTGTAAGCCCTTCTAATCCCTGGTCCATGTTCCCTGAGTGCATCTTCATGAGACATAGCTTTATGCATACCAAAACTATTTGGTTCCCATAGATGGAATCTACAAAGTCGACCTAGTAAAGTTCTGATCTGTCCTCTGTCCTGTGCTCTATTAGATGCTTTCTCCATTAGCTGTTTAACAAATGGAACTTTAGCATGGTAAGTATTAAAAAGGTCTGCTGCTTTTTCTTTAGTTACTCCGAGTTCCGCTTGGAGTTTTGCTTTACCCATACCATAAAATAATCCTAAGTTAATTACCTTGGCTTGAGATCGAGGAATCTCTGCCATATCGGCAACGGTTTGATGAAAATCTGATTTAACATTATCTTTATAAGAATCTACTACATCGTAAACCGATGGTAGTTTATACAAAGATGCATAGTGAACAACGAGTCTTGGTTCCTGTTGATTGTAGTCAAAGCACCCCCACTTACACCCGTCTTCCGGTATAAATAGACTTCTAATCTTAGGACCTAAATCTTTATTTCTCGCTGGAATTTGCTGCAGGTTTGGATGCTGATAAGAAAATCTTCCAGTTACAGTTCCTCCTGTCTGCGATCTTAGTTGATTTATTTCTGCGTGGATTCTACCTTTATGTTCGTATCTTAAAATAGAATCTATAAATGTGGTATGAGCTTTATTTATTTCTCTCGCTTTAGCAATCATATTAACAACAGGATGTGTATGTTCTTGTAAAAAATTTTTAGTAAAACTTGGAGCTGAAGTTTTATCCGTACGTGGATACTCTAATCTTAATACATCAAATACATTAGCAATTGATCTTGCAGCCCATATCTGTGTGTCTATATTTGTTTCTAGTTTTATTTTATGTAATAATTCTTGTTCTGATTTTTTAAATTCTGTTTTCATTGCTTGAGCTCTTTCGACATCTACTCTCACACCTTTAAATCTCATGTCCACAAGACAAGGGAAGAGTTCTGTTTCTAAATCAAATATGTCCTCCAGGTCCTGGTTAATAATTTCTTTTTTCATTTCTTGCCATAGACCAAAAGTTACTTCTGCGTCTCGTTCAGCATAAGATCCAACATGCATAGCTGGAAGTTTGTACATTTCAGCTTTAGGATCAATTCCCCATTCTTCTGCAGCTTCTGCTAGTGCTCTTTCATTTTTACCGTAGCCTAAATAATGCCAAGATAAACTGTTAAGATCATAACGAAATCTATTCTCATCTGTTATGGCTGCAGCAATCATGGTACAAACAATATCGCCGTTGATTTTAAATCCTAACTTTTTGAGCCAACAGACATCATACATAGCATTGTGAAAAATTTTTGTGGAAGGAGATTCTAATATATCTTTAAGCCATTTTAAAACTTTAACTTTATCCATATTACCACCACCTTCATGGGCAATAGGAAAGTATCCTTTGTAAAAGGAAGTAGCGACAGCGATACCAATAACTTCTCCGTTACCAATAATAGCACCAGATCCTTTTTTAATTAAATCTGGATCTCTTGTTTCTAAATCGATTGCAATTTCATCTACTTGTCGTAGGTCTGGAAATTCTGTTGGTTTTACCCATTCTGTCTGAGCTTCAAATTTAGGTATTCTCATTATGAATAATCTCTTTCAATTATCATATCAATAAAATGTTTTGCTTTTTCCAAATCTTGTTTTTTTCCTTTCAACCTGTGTCTCAAGATATATTTTATAACGCATCCTTCTGGATATAGCAACTCGTTTTCGATTACGAATTTACTTGGCTGAATTTTAAATTTCTGATAATGTGTTCCACCAATTTGTTTATTGTAGACTTTCGATGTCATATCCTTTATCCTCCTTTTTTGGCGCCATGATATATAAATTTTCTTTAGTACGGGTAACGCCCACATACCACACTCTGTTTTCTTCATCTTCTTTGTCTTGACTTTTTTCAATAGCTTCTCTGATAGTTTTAGTATTATCTAAGATAAGCAGAACATTGTCCGCTTCACCGCCTTTAGCTGCGTGAATCGTTGATAGTTTAACTCTCGGTTCTTTAGATAATTCTTCACCACTTTGAAGCATATCTCTAATATATAAGCTGTCCTCAGGTTCAGTTTCAAAAACTTCAAACCATGGCTGAAGAGGGTTATAACCAAACTCTTTTAGGTCATACATTCGTTCTTCTTTTTTTGGAAACTCCTTTCCAAAATATTCAAATAAATCTTTGCATTCTGAGATGGAGAGTTTGGATCCTTTGGTCCATCGTGTATAGTTTTGTATAGCTGCGTAGAGTCTTGTTTTATAACTTTTTCTATCTTTATATTCGAAATAAATTCCCATCTCCCTGAGAATAGGTTTAAGTTTTATTAATTTATCATTATATCTAGCTAACACTAACCATTTTCCTTCCTGTAAAGGAACATCTTCAATAGAGGTACCAAAATATATTGAGCCATCTTCATCTCGTGCTTCCCATTCTTTTTTTATTCTCCTCTCATCTGGTATTTTACTTAAAATATTGTCAGCAATATGTTGAACTAATCTAGGAACTCGATAAGATTGGGGCAATACTATTTCTTTTGCAGGCTCTTGTTGAAATCTTTTAACATCTGCTCCGGCCCAGCCGTAGATAGCTTGATCATCATCGCCAGCTAATATAACATGTTTAGAATTTTTCTTTAAGACATCAAACATTTTCCACTGTATTGGCGATAAATCTTGTGCTTCATCAACAAATACTACGTCATATTTCGGACATAATTCTGCCATAATAAATTTTTCGATCATATCTGTGAAATCTTTG